AGTCAGCGCCTCTTTTTCGGCGAAAACCAGCCCGAACTGGCCGATATTGAAAGCGACCAGCCCGATCTAGGGCCTACGGCGTCTGAGTTTCCGCGACTGGTTACTGCTGGTCTGGGGGGCTGGAGTTATGGGGATGCTGTGGCGGCTTGGGCGCAACGTCATTTACAGATTGAGTTGATGCCGTGGCAGGTGACGGCGTTATCGGGACAGTTGCAACACGATGAGAACGGCGACCTTGTGTTCCGTGAGTCTTTAATCTCAACCGCTAGACAACAGGGCAAGTCTGTGGCTCTAAGGGCGATGATTGGCTGGTGGCTTACCGAGTACGCAGTAATGCACCGCAAGAGTCCGCAGTATGTGCTTTCGACTGCCAACATGTTGGACAGGGCCGAAGCAATATTTAACGATTTAGCCTTTGTGTTGAAAGAGTCTTTTGGGGCGAAGATTATGCAGGCGTTGGGCCGTAAGTCTGTGCAGATGCCTGACGGGTCACGCTGGGAAGTTCGAGCTGCGTCTATAAAACTTCACGGTGGTTCTTACGATCTAATCGTGGTGGACGAGTTGTGGAACATCGCCCCCGAGATTTTGGACGATGCATTAAAACCGTCACAGATTGCCCGCGCTAATCCTCTGCTTTCGATGTGGTCTACCGCCGGGGACGAGTCATCTACAGCGATGATTAACTACCGATCTATCGCGCTGCAGGAAATTGACGAGGGCGTAACGTCCGAGCGTTTCTTCGCAGAGTGGTCTATCCCGGCTGGTTGTGACCCGCGTGACCCGCAATACTGGGGGCTATCTAACCCTGCGCTAGGTCGCACTATTACGGTGAAGGCGTTGCAGGCGGCGGTGAAGTCTGACAGTTTCCCGCGTTCTCATGGCAACCAGTGGAGTGCATCCCGTGGGGCTTGGCTCGATGCTGGCGTGTGGGACAAGTGCAAAACAAGCCAAGAGTTCCCCGAAGGGGGCATATTAGCCGTGGATTCATCGGTTGATGAAGCGAGATACATAGGCACTAGAGCAGTAGTGCATAACCAACAGGTATTCACAAAGATTGAGTTTGTGGTGGACACCGAAGCCGAGATGTGGACGCACGTCGAGCGTGTCATGGCGCACCCGTCCGTTCTACTGCTGGTAACTCCTACGCTAGAAATACATGTGCCGACAGCGTTAAAGCGCCGCTACCAACTGACCGGGTACGCCGAACTAATCCGCTACACGTCACTCGTAAGGAACATGATCTTGGAAGGCAAGGTGTTGCATGACGGGAACCAAACACTTGCCGAGCATGTAAACCGAGCCACAGGTGTACGCACAGCTCAGGGTTATGTGCTGTCATCACAAAAGTCACCCGGGCCGATAGAAGCTGCGCGTTGCATGGTGTGGGCAGTGTCCGCTGTGAGCCGACCACAAAACCGACAGAAACCCATGCTCGTTGTCATGTAGTACGGTTACTATTTAGGCAGGCTTGTCGTCAGTTGTCGGGATTGACGGCAGGCCACTATTCGAGGAATCTAAATGCCACTCTTTACCCGCAAAGAAACTAAAGCACAGATAAGCCCAATGCCTGCACAGAAGGCAGCTGCGGCGGGCACTGGATACTCCAAGAATCTTGCAGGCCCTAACATGATAGGGCAGTACTACTCATACCAAGAAGGCGAAGCCCGCAACCGCGCTATGCAGGTACCCGCCATTAGCCGCGCCCGCGATCTACACGCAAGCGTTATCTCGGCTATGCCGTTAAAGATGTACCGCGAGTCTTGGAACGAAACCGAAGGCGAAATGGACTATATAGACCTTGCGCCTCGCTCTTGGTTGCGCCGACCAGACCCAAACATCCCTTATGAAACTCTTATGGCATGGACATTTGATGACATCGCCTTCTTCGGAAGAGCCTTTTGGTATGTACTTTCTCGCACAGCAGACGGATTTCCTGCATCCTTTACCCGCCTTCCTGCCGGGTCAGTAACTACCCAAGACCAAGACGGGCCCGTATGGTACGCACCGTCAAAAGAAGTATTTTTTCAAGGTGGACAGATTGACCCTGCAAACCTTGTGCAATTCATCAGCCCTCTTCAGGGTTGGATTTATTCCAGCGAACAAGCAATCGCTACCGCTCTCAAAATTGAAGATGCGCGATACCGATCAGCGAACACGGCCATACCGTCAGGCGTACTGCGCCAAACTGGTGGAGAACCGCTAAGCGCCCAAGAATTAGCAGACCTTGCAGCAGCGTTTAACAATGCACGTTTAACTAACCAAACTGCAGCCTTAAACGAGTTCCTAACCTATGAAGCCACCACGGCAACGCCCGACAAGATGATGCTTATTGAGTCGGCCCAGTTTTCAGCTTTGCAAATGGCTCAGATATGCAACATCCCGCCGTACTTGCTGGGCGTTCCCACTGGGTCTTACGCCTACACCAATAGCCGAGAGTCCCGTGTCGATCTATGGCTTTATGGCACCAAAACATACGCCGAGTGCATCGCCTCAACCCTTTCAAGCAACTCAGTTTTGCCCGTAGGTACTTACGTGGAGTTTGATTTTGAGGAATACTTAGGCGAGGTAGAAATTGCCAACACCAACCGCAACGAAAACATAGAAGAAGTCGAAACAGGAGAAAACCGAGCATGATCAAGTTAAACGCACAAGCCGTCACCATTGACGCCGCCGCAGGCGAAACACAAACCCGCACGATTACTGGCGTAGCCGTACCGTACGGTGAGACCGCCACAGTGTCAGACGGAACACAAGTACGTTTCGAGCAAGGCGCGCTACCAGTCGAAGGCAAAGCCCCCAAATTGTTTATGTACCACGATTCGTCTATGCCAGTGGGCCTCGTGACGGAGCGTGTAGACACCGAGGAAGGCATGATGTTTTCGGCGCGTATTTCGGCAACCGCCGCAGGCGATGAAGCTTTAACGCTGGCGCTAGACGGTGTTTTGGATTCCGTCAGTGTCGGCGTGAACCCCACAAAGTTTTCTTATGACGATGAAGGCACCATGATTGTGACTGAAGCCGAGTGGCTGGAATTAAGTCTTGTACCAATTCCCGCTTTTGCAGGTGCAGTCATCGAAAAAGTGTTAGCATCAGCACAAGAACCCGACACAGAACCCACACCAGAACAAGTCGAGGAGACAGAAACCGTGGACGCAGTACAGCCCGAAGCAGTCGTAGAAGCTGCAACACCAACCGCACCAATTCCTGCACAGCCAAAGCGCAACTTCGGTATGCCTTCTGCCGGTGAATACATGGCTGCCTACCACATTGGTGGCGAAGTATGGCAACGTGTAAACGCAGCAGCCGTTGAGGTAATGAAGTCAAAGCAGACAGCACTTCAAGCGGCCGCTGGCGATGCACTTACGACAGATACTCCTGGCTTGCTTAATGTCAGAGTGCTGGGTAACGTGTTTGAGGACCTTAACTACATCAGACCTGTGGTTAGTGCAGTGGGCGCTCGCGCATTTCCTGACGGCGGAACACAAAAAACTTTTATCCGCCCAACATGGACAACCCACACCGAAGTCGGTTCACAATCACCAGAACTTAACGGTGTAGCAGCACGCACACCAGTAATCGCGTCCAACGTCGTAAGCAAGACCACTCTCGCGGGACAGGTAACGCTGTCCGCTCAAGACATCGATTTCACATCGCCTGCAGCTATGGAAATTATCTTGCGCGACCTTGCAGGCCAGTACCTCTTGCAGTCAGACGCTGTGGCTTGTGCAGCAATCCTCGCAGGAGACACCGCATCAGGTTCGACATGGACAGTCACCGCAAACGACCCAAGCACCTTAATTGCAGCGCTTTACGATGCAGCAACCGACATCTTGAAGGCAACAAACTTCCTTCCTGATCACATTTTCGTCAGCCCTGACGTATGGCAAAAACTTGGCGCACAGTTGGACGGAGACAAGCGACCAGTGTTCCCATACACAGGTGCAGCTGGTCTCATGGGCGTAAACGGAATGGGCACAGCCAACGTCACACAAATGAACACCTTTAACCCATTGGGCCTTAACCTCGTAGTAGACCGCGCATTCGCGGACAACACCATGGTTGTAGCCCGTGGCTCTGCAATCGAGTTCTACGAGCAGATCCGTGGCATCATGAGCGTGGAAGTACCAAGCACACTTGGCCGCACATTCTCCTACTACGGATACGTTTCAACCTTTATCGCAGACGGCGATCAGGTTAAGAGCATCGCAATCGCCTAATCCCGAAAGGCGGTACCGTCATGGCGGTATTTAACATCACGTCGCGTATGCGTTTGGACGATTATGCAGTCGTCCAAACGCTGACGAACACCGACATAACCCCCGGTCAAAGCATCACCATTGCTGGTCTTGGTGACGGATTTGACGGCACTTTTTTAGTGTTGGCGTGCCCACAGTACGAGTACGTTGGTACCGAAACTGACGGCACATTGATGTTTGATGAGACTGTGCCACGGCCTAACCAGTTGCTGTTTGTTGATGTTGGCGACAACTTTGAGTATGAAGCCGAGGTGCTGGGCACTGTCACATGGACATTAACTTGTACTTGGATTACTAACACCCAGATAAGTAACTATCTCGACATTCCTTTGACTAGCACTAACGCCGCTGCTCTGTTGGTGCAGTGCGCCGCAGCTGCTAACGCTTTCGCTTACCGCAGGCGCTACGAGGCTGGCTACTTGCAGGACTCGCTTACTACTTCCCCTGGTGGCGATGTCACCCTTGGCACGATCATGATTGGCGCGGCGTACTTCCGCCAGCAAGGCTCATACACTGCGCTGGCATCCTTTGACGGTATGGGCACACCACCCGCCAACGGCATCACTCCCATGGTGTTGCAACTATTGGGCATAAACCGCCCGCAGGTTGCCTAATGGCCCTACCGTACAACGACCTGTTTAACGAGTGCTTAGACGACCTCTCAGCCACGCTAAAGACCATCACAGGCTTACCTGTGGCGATAGACCCCCGGCAGATAACGAGTTCATGCGTGTTTATTGACGCGCCGAGTTTTGATGCGTGGAACTTTAACATTGTGCGCCTTGATTTCCCTGTGAAGATAATCGGCAGCGGCCCCGGCAACCTCGACGCCCTGCGTGATCTCCTGCAGATTGCATCCAAGCTGCTCGCCAAAAATGTCGCAGTTAAGTCGGGTAATCCTACTGTGGTGTCTATTGGTGGCGCGGACTATCCCGCCTATGACATTGTTATAAGTGTTCAGGCACAGACATCCTAGGAGACGCCATGTTTAAGATTGTTAGCGACAAGGTGGGAGTGCCCGGTGACGAGTTCATCCCTGCTGACGGCGTGAACGTGGACGCGCTACTGGCTGGCGGGTTCATCGTAGAAATTGGAAAACCCAAAACACCAAAACCTAAAAGTGATAACATCACAAGCAACAAGGAGTCATAATGGCAACAAGCACCTACCTCTCAAACCCAGTCGTAACCGTGAACAGCGTGGACTTGAGCAACCAATGCACCGCAGCAACCGTTACGCACCGATTCGACCAGTTGGAGTCCACCGCTTTTGGTGACACAGATCGCAAGTACGTTAAGGGCTTAGGCAACCACGAGGTAACGCTTTCCCTTTACAACTCTTATGCAGCCACCGAGACTTACGCAACATTGCAAGCACTTGTTGGTACCACCACCACAGTGCGCGTACAGCCAACAAGCAGTGCAGACTCCGCCACAAACCCCGGATTTATTCTTACTGGCGCGTTCCTTGCAGAGCTTCCAGTAATCAACGCAACCATGGGCGAACTCAGCACCGTAGATGTCACCTTTGTTGGTGGCGTCTATTCTGTTGATACCACCGGCGCATAACCCGCTCATACTCTGAGCCCGACTAAGGAGACTTATGAAACTAACACTCGCTGTAGACCTCGGTGACGGCCCCGTACAGGTCGCAACCAACCTTTATGTGATCGTGCAATACGAGCGCAAATACAAACGCAAAGCCTCAGAAATGGCATCCAGTATCGGCTACGAGGATTTGCTATTCCTTGCGTACGAGTCCTGCAAGATTCACGGCATCACAGTGCCCGTAGTCTTTGACGACTTCATCAAACGCGCCGTGTCCATCGAGGTAGTTAGTCAGGACGATGACGCAAACCCTACCCAAGGGCCACATACCGATACGCATTAGCAGCTTTGCTACTTCGCACAGGGTATTGGCCCAATGGGATAGACTTCGACATCAAAGACCTGCACACGGTTGATGCGATAGTCAAGGAACAAGCGAAAAATGCCCGTTAGTAACACCATAGAAGTCGCAGGTGTTAAGGACGCGCTACGCGAGTTAAACGACCTAGACAAGAAACTACGCCGCCAGATCACTAAGGACTACAACATTATCGTGCAGCCGATTGTGGCAGACGGTAAAAGCCAAGTTCCTAAAGAGGCCCCACTATCGGGTTTTAACCGTTCATGGACGCCACCGGGCGCTACCGAGCCCGTTTTGCCTTTTGGCAATATGAGCGCACCACGCGAGCCACGAGGCCCCGGCTACAACTGGCAACAGTCTCGCTCTGGTCGCCGCAGGTACGTTAATTGGATGAACTGGCAGAACGGCATTAAGGCTTACATTTCAGGCAAAAAGCCACGCACGTTTAATGGCTACACGAAGAACTTAGCCACGTTTGGTATTCGCTGGCAGGGCCCCGCAGCGGTTTTGTTTGATACTTCCAACAGTCCTAGCACCGACCAAGGGCGGCAAATGGTTGCAGCGTTAAACGCTAAATACGGCAAGCCTTCCCGTGTCATGTGGCGTGCCTACGAACGTCAAGATGAAAAAGTGCAACGCGAAATGCGCAAGTTAGTCAATGACATTATGGAAGCCGTAGATCGAAAGACGAGGATTTAGTCGTGGCTATTAACATTCCGATAATTACCGATTTTGACGGTAAAGGCATTCAACGAGCCCGTAAAGAGTTTGAACAGTTGGAAGGTGTTGGCGCTAAGGCTGGTTTTGTTCTTAAAAAAGCCATGTTGCCTGCTACTGCCGCTATTGGCGCTATAAGCGTAGCACTGCTGGACGCAACCAAGGCAGCGGTAGCCGACCAAGCAGCGAGCGAGGAACTTGCGCGATCACTACGCCAAACCACAGGCGCGACTGATGCTGTCATTTCCGCAACCGAGGACTGGATTAGCACACAAGGCCAACTGCTAGGTGTCACTGATGACGAACTACGACCCGTCCTAAGCAAATTGGCTCGTGCCACTGGCGATGTGACCCGGGCACAGAAACTTGCTGCGCAGGCTATGGACATAGCCGCAGCCACAGGGAAGCCTCTTAGCGCCGTCACAGACGCCCTCACAAGGGCTCTGGGGGGTAACATGACCGCTCTAGGCCGTCTAGCACCCGAGTTCCGTGAAATGGTCAAAGAAGGCGCATCTTTTGATGACATCATGGCAGAAATTGCCAACACGATGGGCGGTGCAGCTACTACGGCTGCGAACACGACCGAGGGGCAGTTTAAGCGTCTTGGC